ATCGATAGGGGCATCATGGTCACTGCTCGGCGCCTTATTGGCGTCGTTCTGTGTAATGCTGATCCCTATCGAGGAATCCCTCGACATGGTCCGGGGGCTGTTGCTACGGGTGAAAAGTCACCTGAGAAGCACACCTTCAAAAGATTCTATAAACGGCTTGCTGCCGGATATGGATATGATGAATGGTTCTTCTGTAACAGCTCCCATCTCTGCGACTCCTTTCAGGAGTTACAGGCCCTCGAAACCCTAGAAGCCGGCACGGCGAAAGTCGTGCTAGTTCCCAAGGACTCGAGGGGTCCACGCCTCATATCTTGTGAGCCATTGGAGTACCAATGGATCCAACAGAGTCAATTGTCGGTATTGGTACCAGCAATTGAGAACCATCGACTAACGAAAGGTCACGTGAATTTCACGGACCAATCTATTAATCGGCGGCTCGCTCTAGAGGGGTCTTCCACTTTCAAGTGGGTAACCCTAGATATGAAGGAGGCATCCGATCGTGTTTCGCTACAGCTCGTCAAAGAGCTGTTTCCGACTCACTGGTACGGGGCTCTCTACGCAAGTAGATCGCCTAGTACTAGGTTCCGAATGGTCACCTCGTGCACATGAAGAAGTTTGCTCCTATGGGATCAGCAGTATGCTTTCCTGTAGAAGCTCTCGTCTTCTGGGCACTTGGTGTCGCAACGCTTATGAATATACGTGGATTGTCGCTTAGAGAGGCGACTGCCAATATCTACGTATACGGAGATGATATCGTTTGTCGCAAGGTAGACCACCTTGCTATTATCAACATGTACCCTAAGTTCGGTCTTAAACTGAATGAAGCGAAGTGTTGCATAGCAGGACCCTTTAAGGAGTCCTGCGGGATGGATGCCTATTACGGGCATCCCGTTACCCCAGTGAAAATTCGCTGTATGTGGTATAATCACCGCAAATCCAGTGCACTCCCTTCCTACGTAGAGCTCAGTAATGAGCTCTATCGGATGGGATGCGTCGCAGCAGCAGATTACATTGAGACGGTGCTCCAAGAAATTTGGAATCACCAGATCCCCACTTTCTCAAGTGGGCCCCCAAGTGGAATCGGCTTCGTGCGTCCGGATCGACTAATGCGCCATAGCAACCGCCCCGAGAACCTGAGGTATAACCCTCATCTTCAAAGGATGGAAGTGCATGGTTTCATTACAGTCCCCCAGTCAGTAATGACTAAGGACGAAGGGTGGAACTTACTAACGAGACTTCTCGTTG